TTATACCACTCTGGGTTGTTATCTATTAATTCTTGTAATTCCTCATCCACTTGAATCCCTCCTTGACTATGCCAACTTCAATCTGGCCTTATCTAAATTTTCCGTCCCATAACATGAATAAACCTTACCTCTGATAGCCTTTGATGATTTACCGATAACCTCAGCCATGTATTCATATCCGTAACCCTTGCTGATTAAATCCAGCAGCGCTCCATATTGTTTATCCGTCCACTTGATATGATTGTCAGCTTTAATTGGTCGTTCCATTATTTTGAGATCACAACGCCTTCGTTGGATGGCTCCGTTCGTTCTGCGCAACATCTTGGATATGTCTGAGTAGGAATATTTATAATCTCTCAACAATTTTTTTAACCGTTCATCCTCTGTCCTGGTCCAGGGAGATTTAATATAATTTTGATTCGATGCAATATCACGTCTGCGTTTTTCCTTGACCCATCCCGGTTCCACTCCTAAGGATTTCTCTTCAAAACCTGAAAAGTCTAAAAAATCAATATTCTTCTCTGCCCATTTCCAAAAATCATCCAGGTAAATTATTTTGAAGGAACATTTATTTACCTTCTTCATCTTTACCGGGCATCCTCTATTTTTAATCCATGAAATATTTTTATACATCCCGCTGCTGTCGATACCTAATGCAACCAATAATTGATGCCACGTTATGTAATCTCCGCTTTCGAGAAATGGACTTAATCCCAGGTGCTGAACTTTTAATAAAATGGAATTCTCGGAGCGGTTAAGATTTTTAGCTATACCCTTCAGTGATACTGTTCCCCATTTCTCCTGAAGATAATCACATTCTTTCTCTGTCCATATTTTTCCGTACATTTATTTGGCTTGCCTCCTTTTAAATTCATCTTCCAAACATACCGACAACTCCGCTAATATACTCCTGCATAATGGATACGGATATTTATCACTAATAGCTTTCAGATCCAACATCAATGGCACCCACTGCTCCGGATCAACCATATCTTTATATTTTCTGTAGAACAGATTATAAGTTTCATTAAATATTGCTTTTACTTCTTCTTGGTTAGGTATCTTTTTTAACTCATCCATGTTGCCTCCTGCGGTTCCCAGAGTTCCCAAGCGGTTCCCAACCCTTCGGGAACCGCTGAACCCTTGATTTATAAGGCAAAACTGCCACGGTTCCCAGAGTTCCCAAGATTTTTACGCGCGTATAGAAAACACTTTTTTATTTTATTATTTTATATTAAGTTGTTAAATTTCTTGGGTACCGGGAACTTTGACCGCAAACCCTTGATTTTACTGGGCTTAGCGGTTCCCGAACCCTTGGGAACCCTTGGGAACCGTAACCCTCAAACCCTTGATTTTACTAACTTCTTCATTTTGACGTTTTTTAATTCTTGGGAACCGTTAGCTGGTCAAGTGGAGTCCATCCTCCATTTTCAAATGGAATTTTCTGTTGCCCGGTTGGTTCAAATTCAGTATCTTGTTCCGGGAGACAAACGCACCAGAGCTTGGATCCATTGATACTAACTTTTTTAAATTCTCGGTCGGTAGAAGTTTCCGAATGACCCTTTTGTTTCATCCAGGATGCAAGTGCTTTTGAATCATAACCGCCCTCGCTACATATTTTTTCAAATATACTTTTAAGGATATTTGTTTTACCACCCGATATACTTCCCCAGCATTCACTCACTGGGGCTTTACCTGTATCAATAAATTTATAATGATTGGAGGCTATCATATCCTTGAAGTATTCATACGCCCTTACATTGATATCGATAGATTCCTTTGTCCTCAGATACTTTTCAATCTCTTCGCTCTTTAAAGCATTATCATCAGCAAATATCCATTTCGTAGCCAATGTATCCGCGGTTAAAATAATTGCAGCAGCCATTGTCTGTTTTTCTGTTGAGTCCGTACCCAGGGCATTGTAGAAATCCTTATACATCCTTATTGCTTCTTCTTTAGCTCCGGCTTGGCTCAACAGTAATATAAATGCTTTTCCTGCATGGCCATAATTCTTTCTGACAACATCTGCGACTGCTGGAGCATCTTCAAACAGTTTGCCCCTACATTCAATCTCAATGATTCTGTTCAATGCTCCTGCTCCTGATGCACTATTTGTAATAGGATATTCTCCAGAGGTTAACGTACAGTTTTTCCATGTTTGAGTATCCTGCAGTCCTCCAGTCTTTTTTCCTCTAATACGTCCCATCCCTTCGCAGATCATATATACGATGGTTTCAAACATCTTTTTATCTTTTACCAACTGAAATTCATCCAGGATAAGCGGCATACTATTCATGAATCCACCTAAGAGCTCTATTCCTACCTGGGTGCCATTAAAGGTTTGTATATATCCTTCTTCTCCTGGATCGGCCCATACGGAAGCAGCAAGCATTAACGAAACAGTTTTTCCAGCTTCAGAACCTCCCCATAAGTGGACCATAAAATTCAACTTACCTAAAACTTTGAGTAGTACGCTAGCGAAACTGGCTGAAAGCATTATTTTTGCCGGAGAGTCCGCGGCCCTTACAAGCCTAGCAATTCTCAACCATTCATCAAAGCTGCCTTCCGATCTGACAGTTTCATATATGTTTTTGAAGTTATTTGCACCATCGAAAATCAAGTTATCCACGTAAGGACTAAATCCATCACTGTTTGTCCACCCAAGCCTGCCAACCGATTTGTGCTGAGGTATAATATCGTAATTAAGATTCTCAATATCATGTAAATATCGAACCAGGTACTTTGCGGATTCCGAGGTAACAGCTACATCGTTATTCGCTAAATCCAATATAGTGTTTGCTCCGGCAATCGTCTTCTTGTCATATATTTCGCTCTGCCAGCGATTTCCTTTTCGGAACGCAATTCTAATCTTTGCCGCTTTCGTGTCGATATTGATCAGTCTTTCTACTGGTATAATTGGATGGACACAAGCAATGTCTTCACCGTGGCGCTCATTTCTCCTTGTTACTCCGAAATCATCCGCAAGCCATTCTCCTGTCTTTAATTCAATTTCTTGTCCATCAAACTGTGTAACATTATCTATAATTACACCTTTTCCTGCCTGTTCTTCAGCGTATGATTTAAGCATCCTGCTGAAGTCTTTAAAGCCTACATTGGAGGCATTCTCTTTTAATATGGTGAACATCTGATTGTATTCAAAACGGTTATTCCTAAGTGCAAATAACACTTTGTACGGTTCAGCCGTATTGAAATCCGGTTTAATATATTGTTTAATTGATGTCTCGTCCATATTTTTTAATCACCTCCTTGCTCTCCTCGTATGTGCCTCGTTCCATTGCTTCAAGGTCTATCGTGTATTTAAGTATTTCATCCCGACAGACCTTCTCCTCGTCAGAAAATGGCTCAAAGGAAGCAGCGGCGGTTCCATACATGGATATTGCTTTCACAATATAAATTTTAGCTTCCGCGCGATAATCCTTCTTAGCTGACCCGAACAGATTACTCTTCGTCTCATGTTCTTTGTGTTGCTTCTGTATTGCGATTTTCTGACGATAACTTGCCACTTGTTACTCACCGCCTAATATTTCTATAATTCTCCTGCCGGTATCTTTTTTTGTGCAGAATAAAAACTCCACATTGTATTTCTCGCTGATAGTACTTAACATTTTATAAAGCTGCTCGCCACTTGTCGGAGGCGGCTGTATCTTGGCGCCGTGATCCTTGAGTGATTGATATTCGGTTGCAAAATCTAATTCTCTCCGGATGTTATATAGGGATCTGATTTTCTGCTCATACTTAAATTTCCGGGGATTCTTCCATTCCTTAACATCTTCCAAGGATTTAATGCCGCCACCATGCTCACATAGAATTATCAATTTAATTCCATGCTCCATCGCCCTGGTGAGTTCATCTTTAAACCTCTTGTGTTGCTGACATACGTTTCCGCATATCTCCGTTAAATTCTGCTTACGGTCAATACAGAGGCGCGCATTGTCGAGTGATTGGTAATCCCCCGAATATAACTTAGAGGAAAAATATTTGATGCCTTGCTTTTCGAATTCGGCTAAAATACCTTTTATGGCTTTTGCTTTTTCGCGGGAATCTATTTGTATTTCCATTGATTATTAATTTCCTTTCTTTGGAGTGGCGGTCAAACCACCCCAATACCGGATAAGGGTTGTTTATGATTCTCGGTGTCTCACTGTGATATGTTATACCGGAGATACATAAGCTTTGAACGATTAATAGTGTCTATGGCCAACTCTTTCGAGTGTGGTTATTTTCGTAATTTTCTAAACGTTTCAATATCTGCTTCTATCCTTTGATCTTTAAATTCTTTACGACATTTGTCACAAAGATCATAATCTTGTGGTTTAGAATTATTGATGTATATCGGGAATTTATTGTCGCCATAAATCTGTTCCCCACAAACATCACAAAATTGTTTTGTCATGCCCCTCCTATCTAAACGGTATAATGTCTAAACAAACATTGCTTCCTTTATCCGCAACAAAAACATTTACCCTATCACCAACTATGCATTGTACTTCTTCCTGGAACATTTTCTCATTCGAATTACCATCAGATAAATGAAGCAGTACAATATTATCAAGACTAGAAGTCTTATTGATCCCTATGAAATCCTTGCAGGTCTCTAATTCCATATGTGATTGAATAACTCTGTCCCTAAGACCCTTATCTGTGGATCCCGAATATACACGACCATCAATAATCGCCTGAGAATAATTACATTCGATTAGGATGTGATTGAGTTTTAACTTAGTGAAATTCTGCTTAATATATTCCGTGTCGGTTGCGAATAAGAGAGTACCAAATTCTTGATGCCTGATAATAAATCCGAATGGCTCCGCAGCATCATGGACTACTTGGAATGGGGTTATGGTGAACCCGCCCAATTGATACCAATATCCGGACCGCATAACTTTATCTGATATCTCAACTTCAAACGGAAGAGCTCCCCAGGTTCCCTGGCTAGTTTTGATTGGGATACCGGCTTTTAAATAGTCTCTAACATACTTGAAATGGTCTCCATGTTCATGGGTGCATATAACCCCAACAATCTTTGACGTATTGAAGTCCAAGGCTTTTTTAACCTCGGAGAACCTGATGCCTGCCTCAACAATCAAACACTCGTTATCGTTTTCCAGTAGGTAGCAGTTACCTAAACTACTACTACCCAGACATCTAAATTGCATATTAACCCTCCTGCGGGAACCACTCTGGTTTTTCCGGTGCCGATACCGGAGGCTTAGTCTGTTTATCTTTTTTGTCTGTCTCTGGCTTCTTTTGAGTGTCAACTACTTCTCCCTGCACCTTTTCAACCGGAGTGTCAGCAGGAGCGATAAACTCTTCAGTATTAGCATTGGCAGTAATTTGATATTGAACATTAGCCTCTACCTGGTCATCCGCATCGTTATCACTCGTGTTGTTAAAAGCCTCTATCAACTGATCACCCATAATAGAGCTGTCGTCCGTGGCATTGATAAGTCTCTTGCTTGCGCGATTAAGGACTGTCTTTTTTGCCATTTCCTCCGAAAACTTAGAATGTGTTGCAGATTCATATCCACCCTTTTTAGCTGCCTTCCACGATTGTCCTTGTCCCCACGCATTTTCAAGTTGCTGACGACTCATGATTTCAACAACCTTTTCCTTATCCGTGGTAATAATCGCATAAGCTGCTAAGATAGGACTATCAAGATTATCAATTTGGGTCTCGTGCTTATAAATCACTTGCTCCATATCTTCGTTGTACCCATATTCAAATACGTCGCCCTGCCTAACTATGTTTGCGATAGGTTGTCTTTTAAGGCTTGTTACTCTGTTCAAGATCGCCAAGGTTCCAAAATACGAAGGAACCAATTTACACTTGTTGCCGTAAGCCACGAAATAGCATTGTTTCTTAATCGGGTTTAATCCCTGCGTTGCCATCTGTGTAAGCGAAAGCACTACACTGTCTTGTGTACATACGGACAATAAAGGCTGATTGTCTTTTGTTTCTGCTTCTTTCAACATTAAATACGCTGAATTCATTGCATTTGTCAGACTGTAGTTAGCTGGGAATTTAAGACCTTTTTTCTCCTCGTTAACCAATTGATTTGTTACGTACTCAACACCTGGTTGGGTTATCCCAACTTTTACTACTGCATTTTGCTCTGCCATTATTCATTACCTCCATTTTCTTCTGTTGGTGCGGGCTCTTTCTTAGCGGGAATCTTACCGCAAATCACTTTTACCTTGTCTCTATAGTCCTTTATTTCTTCTTCTGTGACATCTACTCCAGTTACAATACCTCTTGACTGTGGATTGATTTGCACTGCATCACCGATTGATACTGAATCCTCGGAAAAATAAGTATATGGCCTACCGGTTGCAAAACCGTTGTTGATAAATTTAACTTTTATTATTTGCATTAAGCTACCTCCACTTTTAATTCTTTTTCATCGGTTACCGATAATGTGATCAGCTGACAATCCATATCCGGAACATTGAAGTCATTGATTCTTTCAGCGTTATCTAAGAACACCGGAACAGATACTTCATAGATTTTTTGCAATGCCTGGATGATATCGAGTTCAGCTAAAATCTTATGTCCACTATTTAGAGCACTGCTATATGCTTGGCCGTTAACCAATGGTTCACAGATTGGATTGTACCCGCCGTTTATCTGACGCTCGAACAACTTCCATCTGACGATTCTAAAATGAGAATTAATCTTCTCCGATAACAAATTCACCTTAGCTTTATTAAATTCCTCGAGCAGATAGATCTCTTTCTCAACCGTAGCGATATCTTGGCTCAATTGCTTCTGTTCGGCTTTGAGTTCCTCAACTCGGTCTTTGGCATCTTCAACCGCCTGCTTGCGCGCGATTAACCTTTGGATTTCATCAATTTCAGATTGGATGGCTCTCTTTTGTTCGGCTATGGATTGTTTTAGAGCCTCTGCATCATTTGTTAGGCGGATAGCAATTTCTAAGCCACTTGCTAATCCGATCAGTGATTTCTTAACCGATTGGTACTCCGTGTTAGCTGACAAGTCTACTGTTCCTGCAGGAAGTGTTTCGAGTTCTGCTTGCAACTTCTCTTTCTCTTTGGTGAGCTCTGCAATCTCCGTGATTCCATCTTCCAGCTGCTTTTCATACTCAACCAACTCAGCCTTACTATTTTTGATACCCTCCGCTATATCTTTACCTTTGCGGTTGATTTCAAGTAACCGTCTATTTTTTTCAGTGGTAAAGGCCAACACCATAGTTTCTTTCATTTCCTCGGGATATTCCTGCTTGCATACCGGACAGATATTAATACCCTCTGCCATTTCCTTGGATTTCTCTGTGGTGTAATCTTCTCCGAGTTTCTTGAGATAAGCTTCATCGCTTCCGATTGTTGCCTTCAAGGTGACGATATATTGTTCGGTTCTTCCTTTTCTACTGGTGGATCCATTAAGTGACTGATCGACATTGGAAAGCATATTACTAGCCGTTCTTCTTGCTGTTGAAAATTTTTCTTGCTCGGTGCGTTCGATTTCCTGGAGTTTCCCATTGGCTTGGGATATCTCAACTCTTAATTGATTCACCTGGTCGTATGCCTTGGAAGTGTCACCGGCTTTTCTATCAACCTCCGCCATCTGCTCACGGAGTGCATTCAACTGTAATTCCCTAGCGGAGTAATCTTCTTCGACTATTTTCCGGCTTACCTCATCTATTCTGGATGGCAGCTTATCGAGCTTATCTTTATATTCTGACAAAGCTTTCTTATCTCGGCTCAATATTTCCTCTGCAGTAAACTTAGCCAATTCCCCGGACAACCCATTTTGCAACTTAACATCAGTAGCTAACACATCTTCATCCGTAACATCAGACACTAGTTTAAATAGAGTCTTTCTCCGATCTACCGCTTTCTGTGCCATAAATGCATTGGTGTTGCTGACAAATTTAAATACTTCCTCGGGTACCATCGCCTCTATATATGCCTTGAATTCCTTTTCAGCCTTTGGAATGGTATTTATAACATACTTATTTTCATTCCCTTGGAATGTCTGTTCTTCGCTGCCTCTTTTAGTAACCCAATTCTGCCTTTGTATCTTAGTGATCTCCAATGGCTTGCCATCAACCTCAAACTCTGCCGTAATGGAAATCTCTACGGAGTCAATGTCCACCCCTAATTTATCCTTAGGGCGGATATCAAAAGAAGATGATCCATCTAAACTCTTCCCGAACAACAACCACATAACCGCATCAGCTACCGTTGTCTTACCGGATCCGTTCATACCCTTGATTGAAGTCTTATCTCCGAAATCAACCACTCTATCTTTACAGCCCTTGAAATTCTGAATATGTAACTTTTTCAATATTATTTTCATTGCTTATTTCCTCCTCAATATTTTCTCTGCATTCGCATTTTTCACCAAAATCTAAATTATTTCCGCAGTCCGGACACGTCCAGCAATCTTTCATCAGTTATCCCTCTAAATCGAAGAGACAACTGTCACATACATGGAGTCCCTTCTATTCCGTGAGACTTTCCTCATGATCGCATCCACAAAATACACATTCCTTGGAACTCTTCAGAATACAGATCTCTTCGCCTTCCAAATACATATCAACCGGATCCTTTACGGCAATACCAAGAGTTCTTCTTACCTCAATCGGTAATGTGTATCTGCCTAATTCATCGAGCTTTCTTCCCTTGCCTTTCTTAAGGTGGATAACCTTTCCTTCTATATACAAATCCATAAATGTTCCAGGCTCTAAATCCATAGCCCTTCTGTATTCCATTGGAAGAGTAATTCTTCCGAGTTCATCAATCTTTCTTACAAATCCTTTAGCCATATTGCTTTCCTCCTATAATAAAAATTCTAATAATTCCTCGTTACATGCTGGTTCACACTTATCTTTCCATTGAAGCTTGCGAACGACATCCCAATTAGTTAAATTGATATTTGAAAAGTCGAACTGATCATAGCATCGACTGTCAATAATGAGACGGCTGCTGTAATTAAAATTTGACAATTTTTCATTTTCCGATAACCACTTTAAACACTTAACATCAATGTCTGTAGCTTCTGAGTGTATTGTGAAGGTGATGCCATCAACAGCATTAAGGATATCCAGGTGTTTAGTGATTGGTTTCCAATAAGCGGTATACAGATATATATCTCCCTCATAATCTAGTCTTCTTAATCTCTCGATAAAATCAAGCGCTTATCGCCCAACAACATTGGCTCTCCACCGGTTAGTATTATTTCCTCATACCCAATAGCTCTTGAATATCATTAATCTTTTTAACCTTATTCCCATGACCATTACAGCATCCAGGACAACTACGATTACACTTGTATGTCACAATTACTCTGGCTGTTTTCTTCATGGATCTGTGCCTCCTTCTCCAAGCTCTCGGGACACTGCGTAATATTCATGAGTGCCGTACAAATCGCATAGCCTTTAGGTTTATTAGGACAGTTCACGTTTATGCAATAGATTTTCATAATTGCAATTCCTCCTTTATGGTGATATACTCACCTTAGATTATTTTATTTACCGGCTCTTACAGATTGCCCTCTGTGGAGCCTTTTTTATTGTCTGCATCATCATGGGTTATTTCCTCCGTAATTCGATTGCGAATAATATTATTGTTACGATTGTTGGTATCAAATACGGAGCTACTACAATTATCCCCGGCCAAGGTAATACTCCGGCGCCCTTAAGGATTGCCATCAGTATTGATGCTCCTCCACCGACTGTCACTATTCCTAGCATCTTGCTTGCGATATCCTCTCGTTTTCTCTTCATAGTTTCTCTTCCTCTCCGTCAATTTCGCTCCAACAGTCCTTGCGTTCCCAACCTCTAAAATCTGTTTCATGCAATGCGTTTTCCTTTAACTCTTCCATCGTATCTGCATATACAGTAATTACATCTGCATAATCACCGTCGTAATGGATTATTGCTTTCATAACTCGCCATCCCTTTCCCCGAACACCGTCACCGCCAAACATCCAACTGCGATTGCTCCTGCACCGATTACCATCCGCATTACAACTGATCTAAAACTAAATTCCCCTAAATCACTCGACCCCGAAGCACATAACACGATTACTATTCCAATCATTACAACAACTACTCCGACGGTGGATAATATTTTGCGTATCATAGAACAACCTCCCTATCTTCTTAACTCCCAGCCACCAATATTAGCGACCTCGTTCTTGTCCGCGCCCATGGAAGATAACTTGTCTGCAATTCTTAAGCAATCTTCTTCGCAGATATTAAAATACATTGCACCTCCCATTTGATCTCTTGTTTTAACTGCTTCTTTGAGTTTTACAAAACCCTCTTCAACTGTAGCGAATTCAGTGTCTAACATAACCTCACCCCTTATCTGTCTTGATGCTTACGCATAATCAAACTTGCGATACGCTCTGCAAATGATTTTCTCTTTGCTCTGGCGCTGCTGTGGTTAGATACCTTTGCTACGAAACTCCTGTACTCGGAATAATTGTTGCTGTGGGTCTTGTGACTTCTGAACGCGTGCTTTGCTTTACTTGACATTGTTGTTTCCTCCTCTCTTTTTCTCTACTTCTAATTCCAGATATAACTCATAAGCCGCTTTGGTAAATCTCTCCTGCCAACCTTCCGTGAAGGTGACGACAACTTCTATCTTGGGTTTTTGCTTCACATTCACCCTCCCCATATTTCGTTTATAGCATTTACTTGTTTCACTTGAAAAATCTAATCATCCCTTTTAATCAGCTCTTCTAGTGTCACTCCGAGATAATTAGCGATCTTAATAAGCTTGTCTACCTTAGGTGAGCTTTTACCATTCTTCCAATCGGTAAAGACGACTGAGGATATCCCAATTTCTTTAGCAGCCCTATAAGGCGTTATACCTTTTTCTTTAAGTAATTTGTTAAATTTTGCATACATAATAATTCTCCTTTCCTAATTTATTATTGACATCAATTAGGAAATCCTATATAATATGAATTGTCGAGAAACATATTATATATAGCAAAAAAATAAGGTTTGTTTTATGCTGTTTATTAGGATTTCCTAATTTCTATTAACAGTATAATTCTGTTATCCTAATTTGTCAATCGTAAATTTAGGATTTCCTAATATATTTTGCAGGAAAGGAATTATATGTACAATATTTTTGAGAAATTATTAAAAGAACGTGGAATAAAGGCAGTAGAAGTATCGAAAGCAACTGGGATTCCCCAATCTACATTTAGTGATTGGAAGAAGGGAAAAAGTGAACCCAAAAAAGAAAAGATAAAAAAATTAGCGGATTTTTTTGATGTTCCTATAACGTTTTTTTATGACGACAACATCGTGGTTGAAATAGAACTAGTAGAGGCATTGAAGGATAGACAACAGGATCGGTTAATTGAATACGCAGTCAGGACTGCTGCGGCTCATAGAGAAAGCGGTGTTGATTTATCAGAAGAAGAAATCAAGAAAATCGATGATTATATAGGATTGCTACTCGCTGCAAAAAAAAACAAAAAATAGGCGCTGGATGTCAGCTCGATATGATACTTTAGTATTACTACGTAAAAAGGGGACGATTTATTGACTTATGAGGAGTTACAATTAGAGTATGAAGAGCTGATAGTTGTAGAGATGGATCTTAACGATGTAAAGGGATTAAAGGGATTATATGTAGATGGATGCGTTGCAATTGAAAAGTCGCTTACAAGAACAGAAAAGGGGTGTGTTCTAGCTGAAGAGATAGGTCACTACTTAACCACTGTTGGAAATATTCTAAATCAAAAAGATTTATCCAATCGAAAACAAGAACGCAAAGCTCGCTTAATTGCCTTTGATATACAGGTCGGGTTAAAGGGAATTATTGAGGCCTATGAAGCTAGCTGCACAAGCTTATACATGGCCGCTGATTACTTAGGTGTTACCGAAGAATTTTTATTAGAAGCTATTGAAAATTATAGAATGAAATATGGCATGCTTGCCAAGTTTGATAACTATATCATCTATTTCGAACCTTCACTTGGTGTAATGAGACTATTTTAAGGAGGGATTTGTTCAATGAATATTGGTATATACCCAAGAAAATCAGTCTATTCGGATAAATCTGATAGCATTGAAGTTCAGGTAAAAAGCTGTGAAGAATATGCAAATATACACTACAATAATATAAGTTCAATTATTCGTTATGACGAAGATGAGGGATATACTGGCGCCAATACTAACCGTCCGGGATTTACACGCCTTATGAACGATGTAGTGAATAAAAAAATAGACGTTCTTATCTGCTACAAAATTGATCGTATCAGTAGGAATGTCATGGATTTTTCTAATATTTTTAACACCTTACAAGAAAACTTTGTTGAGTTTGTATCAGTTAAAGAGCAGATTGATACTTCTACTCCCCTTGGCCGTGCTATGATGTATATCTGCTCAGTATTCGCTCAGATGGAGCGCGAAACAATTGCGGAGCGTGTTAAGGATAGCATGATAGAGCTTGCTAAGTCTGGTAAATGGGCAGGTGGTCAAGCTCCTCTTGGATACAAGAGAGAGCGAATTTCCCTAAATGGTAAAACACATACCATCCTAAAATCTAACGAGGAAGAACTGCCTCTGCTGCACCAAATATTCGATACCTTCTTGGAGGGCTATTCCCTCAGCGGACTAGAGACACATTTTCGTAAAACAAACGTGAAAAGTTTCGGTGGTAATTATCTTTCTAGTACACAGCTCCATCAGATACTAAAAAATCCTCATTATGTAGCAGACACCAATGAGATATACGATTATTTCAAGGATAAAGGCTGCATCATGGCTGTAGACCGGGATAAATTTGACGGTAAACATGGAATTATAGTCTATGGTAGAACATCCGGAGGGAAAAAAAAGATACATACAATAAATACCAAAGATAAATGGATTGTAACTGTTGGTATTCATGAGCCTCTCATGAACGCGGACAAGTGGCTTGCCGTTCAAAACAGATTCGGATTAAATATTATTGATAAAACCAGGAAGCACGAAATTGGGTTACTAAAGGGCCTTGTCAAATGTAAGTGCGGATATTCCATGAGGGTGCAGCATAAAGTTGATAAAGTCTA